AGCGCAGGCTACCGCAAACTTGTGACCCAAGGCGGCGTTGCGTCCGGCTGGGCATCGGATAATGCAGACCGCAACGAAACTGATACGCCGACTTTCAACGAAATCGTTCCCAGCTTTGGCGATCTGTTTGCCAACCCTGCTGCTAGCCAGGCAATGCTCGATGATGTTCAGTTTGATGTGGAGACATGGCTGGCCAGCGAAATCGCAGCGGAATTTGCCAAAGCAGAGGGCGCGGCATTTATCAATGGCGATGGCGTGGACAAACCCAGAGGTTTCCTGACCGAAGCTGCTACCGATGAAAATGATGAAGCACGCGCGTTCGGCTCACTGCAATATGTGGCGACTGGAAGCGACGGCGATTTTGCCAGTACGGATCCTGAAGATGCGTTGATCAATCTGGTGCACAGCCTGCGCGCGCCCTATCGTCAGGGCGCCGTGTGGGTCATGAATTCAGCAACGCTGGCGGCCATTCGCAAGATGAAGACTGCCGATGGCGCATTCATCTGGCAACCCGGTATCAACGCAGGCCAGCCTGATCTGCTGCTCGGCTATCCTGTGGCGGAAGCGGAAGAAATGCCTGATATGGCTTCGGACAGCATGTCGATTGCCTTTGGTAATTTTCAGGCTGGCTATCTGATTGCGGAACGCCCCGAAACGGGCATTTTGCGCGATCCATACTCCAACAAACCATTCGTGCATTTCTATGCCACGAAGCGTGTTGGCGGCGCGGTTAGCAATTCAGAAGCGATCAAGCTGATGAAATTCGGCGTGAGCTAGAAAATAACGGCGGGCCGTCCTCGCGCGCTTTTGCGCTGGGACGGCCCGCCAATCGCTTACCTGTTCAGTCACATATTTAATCGGACATTCCTATGACCATTCACACTTTCCAACGCGGGGAGACGATTTCGCTCGCGCTTGATGCAGTGGCGGGCGATCCCCTGACCGCCACGCAAATTAGCGCGGCGATGAAAGCAGTGGCACCGGGCCGCACGAGCGCCGCGCCCGGCGCGCCTGTTGCCGCTGCTTTCACCATAAACGCGCGCGCCGCCGATGCGGAACATGCGGCGGGCTGGACCATGACGGTGCCAGCCGGCGTATCGGCCAATCTGGGTGCTGGTACATATGTGGCGGATGCCAGGGTTGAAACAGCAGATGGCACTGTCACCGTGTCCGATGCGATAACGATCCGGTTGTTGGAATCTGTTTCGGCATGAGTTTGCAGCTTCAGATCAGGCACGTCGGCTCTGCGTTTGTTCTCGCTTGGCGGCCGATCGATGTGCCTGCGGTAGTATCGCAGTTCCGTCCAGCGTCTCCTGATACACTTTCGCTTGTTGGCCCGCGCGGCGAAACCGGCCCGCGCGGCGAAACCGGCGCGCGTGGCGCTCCCGGCCCGATTGGTCCTGCCGGCCCGATTGGTCCTGCCGGTCCGATTGGTCCTGCCGGAATGCAGGGCGCAGCAGGTCCGCCAGGTGCGGATAGCACCAACGGACAGGATGGATCGGACGGTGCAGATGGGGCAACTGGGGCGGTGGGGCCCGCAGGCCCGGCAGGCCCGCCAGGCGCAGATGGCGCAGATGGCACAGATGGCACGAGCGGACAGGATGGATCGGACGGCGCAGATGGTGCAACCGGGGCCGTGGGGCCTGCAGGCCCGCCAGGCGCAAATGGCGCAGATGGCGCAGATGGCACCGACGGTCAGGATGGATCGGATGGAGCTGTTGGGGCTACCGGCCCGGCAGGTTCGCCGGGCGCAGATGGCGCAGATGGTTCCGGCACGAATGTTCATTCAGTCGAGGTGGGAGGCCGCTGGTATCTCTACAGCAATCTTCGCTGGGTAGGATTTTCCTTCAATTACGGTGCGCAGACAGAAAATCATTCGCAAAATGGCGGTGTGGGTACAGAACCGCAAATTCTATGGCATCAGCTTGGTCCGTATCTTCCCGATGGGGCGACGGTGCATGATCTTAGGATTGCGGGCTACGCCAATGCGCTGGAAGTCACTGGCATCGATTTGAGGATTTATCATCAAACCGGCCCGTGGGCAGGAACGTGGAACAACGCAGGTGACGTTACCAGAACCCTGCTTCACGCATCAGATAACCTGGATTTTTCCGGCGGCAACATGCGGCGATATAATCTCAACATCAACGCCGCAGTATCCGGTGAAGGCTATCTGCTGATGATGGTCAGGCCAATCGGCACGCTTAGCTCAACACGGTTTTTGCTGAGCAGCGCCAACGTCCAATGGTCACCAGCCTGAACGGCAATACCGCACCTTCAAAATTTCAAAGGATTATGATTATGCTGAGCTCTCAAGCGCTCGGCCTCGACAGCGTTATGCTGGACGAGGTGCGCAGCTATTTGCACATCGACGACGATATTGCCGACCCTGCATTGGGCGCAATTTTCCTTGCCGCGATAAACCATGCCGAAGGGTTTATCCGGCAAGCGATATTGCAGCGGCCATTCACACAAATCCTGTCCGCAGGATCGGGCTGGCAGAAACTGGCAGCATCGCCAGTAACCAGCATAGTGTCAGCCACCGGTATTCCGGCCGACGGCGCAGCTTTCGCCATGTCGCAAGATAGCTGGCAATATGACATTGATCCGCATGGTGATGCCGCTGTGCGGATCCGCCGCGCGGGGCTGGCTGGCCGGGTCGAATTCCACTTTATCGCAGGGATGGCGGCGGATTGGAGCGCGCTGCCGGAGGCTCTGCGGCTCGCGATATTGCGGCTCACCGGTTATTTATACAACGCACGCGATGCGGCAGATGATGCAGGCCCGCCCGCCTCCGTTGCTGCATTACTGCAGCCATGGCGGCGGATGCAGCTGTCTGCCTCTCGGTTGTCGGGAACCAAGCTGTGAGCGGTGAACTGGCCGGCATTCTGAAAGAACGCGTTGCCATTGAAACCCGGCTGGGCACGCGCGACAGCATCGCTGGGGCTACCGGCAAATACGCCTATTGCGGTGAGGCCTGGGCCTCGCTCATGCCCGCAGCCCCCGGCGCGCAGGAACGCGGCGATGCCTTGTCCGCCATGCCGCGCTGGAAAGTCACGATGCGAAAGCGCGAAGGGATCGGCCTGAACACAAGGCTCATCTGGCGGCGCAAATATCTGGGCATACGCGCGGTGAAATCCGATCCGCGTGAACCTGCTTTCATGGTGCTGACTTGTGAGGAGCTGCGATGAAGCCCGAACGATTTCTGGCCCGCGGCGATGAACTGGGCAAACGCGCCGCCAGCCAAATAGCGCAGCGCATCGTGCAAACATCATCTTTCCCGCCCGGCGTATCTGCGCAGGCGATACCCGGCGGTATCCGGCTGACGGGCCGGCGGTTGAAGCAGCGTTACATTACCGATCCGATTTTCAGGAGCCGTTTTTCATGAGCAATGCAGTAAAGCTATTGCAAGCCGCAGTCGTCACCGCGCTGGATGCGCATCCCGCCATCAGCAGCATTGTGACCGGCATCTATGATGGTCCGCCGCCACAGGCCCGCTATCCGTATCTGGCGGTGGGCGCGGGTGATGCGGCAAATTGGGGCAGCAAGACGCAGCCGGGGCGCGACATTCGCGTTGCGATCAACGTGTGGGACGATGGCGATCAGGCCGCGCGGCTGCATGATATGATGGCGCATGTCGAGGACGGCTTGGCGGCATTGCCCGCAGAGATCGGCGAATGGCAGATCGCAACCAACATATTCATCCGTTCACTCGTTTCGCGAGAGCCTGCCGGGCCGTGGCTCGGCCTTGTCGAACAGCGCGTGCGGATGCTTTCAACTCTTTCAACATAAGGAATTTATTATGCCAGCAGAAAAAGGAAGCGCCTTCCTGTTAAAGATAGGCGATGGCGGCACACCCGCCGCATATGAAACCGTCGCCGGACTGCGGACAACGCAGATGTCGATCAACGGCGATCCTGTTAACATCACAAATAAAGGCTCCGGCGGATGGCGCGATTTGCTGTCCGGTGCTGGTGTGCGATCGGTATCTGTTTCAGCCGCCGGTATCTTCACCGGTTCGGCAGCCGAGATATTGCTGCGCGATATGGCGCTCAACGGCATTATCGCAGGCTACGAGCTCAGCTTCGAAAGCGGCGAACGGATGCAGGGCGATTTTCTGGTAACCCGCCTCGATTATGCCGGAGATTTCAACGGCGAGCGCAGCTACACGATTTCGCTGGAAAGCTCCGGCGCGGTGGTGACATTATGATCGCGAATGCCGCGCGCGGCGAAGCGATAGCCGCTGGATTTATATTGCGCCCGAGTTTTGAGGCGCTGGTCGCGGCAGAAGAGGAGCTCGGCTCGCTGTTCGAACTGGTTGAACGGGCCAGCACGGGCCGGCTGAAACTGTCCGAGATGGTGGCTCTGTTCTGGCATTGTCTGGCGGATAAAGATGCGGTGAGCCGTGCCGTATTTTCCGAACGGGTAGCAGCGGGCGGATTGGCGGCAGCGACCCCGGCGCTGAAATCACTGCTCAGCCAGATATTGGCAGGGCAATGACGTTCGGTGCGCGCGCTTCGGCACTTAGCGGTCAGGTGTCATTGCTTCTGGGGTGGCAGCCTGATCAATTCTGGTCCGCGACGCCGGCCGAGTTGCATGCGATTATCGCCGCCATGTCGCCAAACGCGCAGGCCGAACTTGGCCGTGATGAACTTAGCGCAATGATGGCGCTGTTCCCGGATGATCAGCCCGCCGCAAACGCTGCTACCCCGCATGCGGCATTTGGGAGATAGAAGATGGACGATGAAATTGAACGGTTGGTGGTGTCCGTGCGGGCCGATACGCGCGGCTTTGCAGATGACATCAACACGATGCGGGCGCAGTTGGACGGCCCGTTTGCAGATGGGCTGGAACGTGCCGGGGCCGCATTGGAAAAGGGATTGTTGACCGCTATCCAGCGCGGCAAATTCGGCTTCGATGATCTGGGCAAGATCGCTTTGTCTGTCCTCAACGATATTGCGCAGGCCGCTATTCGCACCGGGATCGATTCAATTTTTCAAGGCGGCGGCGGTGGGGGAGGGCAGGACGGCCTTCTGGGCAGTATCGGCGGGTTGATAAACGGCGCGCTGGGCCTGCCGGGGCGGGCCACCGGCGGGCCGGTATCCCCGGGCCGCCCCTATATTGTGGGCGAGCGCGGGCCAGAGGTTTTCGTCCCGACAAGCAGCGGCAGCGTGGATGCGGGCATGGGCCGCAGCGGCGGTGCCAACGTCAATTTGACCGTCAACATTTCCGATAACGGCACTGGCAGCGGACCGGATCAGATCCGCAGATCGTCCCGCCATCTCGCCCGGCAATTGCGCCGTGCATTGAACGAATAGGATACACCATGGCTTACTGGCTTTGCGAAAAGCGCGCTGCGCAAACCTCTGCTCCTGTGATGCGATTCGATCCGCGCTATTGGACGGTCAATTTTCCGCGTCCAATGATGGCGTCGGTGGTGACCACCGGGCCGGATTCGCTGCGCGCCGATGCTGTGTTCTATCACGGCAACGCGCTGGCGGGGTTAATCTGGGAAAGCGAAGACCGGATTGATCACCCATTGCTCGCCTACGAAACGAACCGCGATTACCGCGAATTGACTTTGAGTTTCCGGTGGCGGTCGCAGGGTATCATGCCGCTGAATGCAGTAAACGGGCCGACATTAACGATTGAAGGCCGCGATGAAAATGGCGCTGCAAAGGCATGGTATGTGCGGCTGTGGAATTATGCGCAAGGTTCGCCAGAAGATGCGCAGATTACGTTGAACTTCGCCGATCTTGATGGCGGCTTTTTGATCCCTTCGCAGGCCGACCGCGTGTATGCAGGCGATATAGACCGGATGTTCATCTCACTCGTCCCGCCCGAATATGACGGCACCGGCACAGCATTTGCGGCGGGCAAGGAAGGCTGGGCCGAGCTGTCAGAAATTCGCTGCGACGGCGGGGGTGTAATGCTTGATACCGGCGATGCGATGTTGCCCGAACACAGCCTGAAAATGGCCACAGGTTATGACGACAGCTATAATCAGACGCCTGAACGCCTGCTGCATAATATCCGGGCGCTCGGATACCGCGATGTCATAAACCACTATGTCGGGATGAGCCATTATTTCCAGCTCGAACCGCAATCGGGCAATCATTATGTCAGCCTGACAGGCAGCGCGCTGAATACCCCGTGCAGAATGTGGCACATTGATTTTGCCGAGCGGGCGAAGGATATGGGTTTCGATCTGATATTTTCATTATCGTATGAATTGTTTGATGCGCATTGCTGGAATGATTGGAAGCAGCGCGCCGAAAATGGCGATCCGGCGCTGACCGGCTGGTCGCCGCCATCTACATTATTGTCACCTGCCCATGCCGGGGCGATGGGCTATCTGCACGCGATCGGACGGGCATTCACTGACATTCTGAAGCAAGCGCAGCTGCCGGTATTGTTTCAGGTAGGCGAGCCGTGGTGGTGGATCATGCCGGACGGGCGCATTTGCCTGTATGATGCATCAGCGGCCGCGGAATTTGGCGCGCTTTCGGTGCCGATTGCCAACATCGCAGGGCCAAAAACTGCGGCGCAGAATGCAATGCTGGATAAGGCTGGCGCGTTGCTGGCGGCGTCCACGGCGGCACTCGCCGACGCGGTTCGCAGTGAAGCAGGCGCGGCGGGCGCAACGCTGTATCTGCTGGTATATCTGCCCACCGTGCTTGATCCTGCTGCACCGGAGGCGCAGCGCGCGAATGTGCCGCTGGGATGGGCCAAACCCGCCTTCGATATTCTGCAACTGGAGGATTATGACTGGGTCACCAGCGGCAATCACGGCGCGACCCGCCGCGCTGTGCCAGAGATGGAAATCCGGCTGGGATACCCGATTGCCGAACAGCAATATCTGGCCGGTTTTGTTCTGAACGCTGCGGATAACGCGCAGTGGGCGGATATCGAACGGGCGATACAATATAGCGGAGCGCGCGGCACGCCAGAGACATTCGTATGGGCCGAACCACAGGTATCGCGCGATGGATATACACATTATGAATTGGGAGATGAAGACGTGCAGCCTTTTGATGATCTGCTATTCCCGTTGGAATTGGGCCGCGAGGCGGCTGTAATGGCCGAATTTTCCACCAATGTCGTGACTACATGGTCGGGCCATGAAAGCCGCAACAGCGATTGGGCGGACGCGCGGCTGAGCTATGATGTCGCGCCGGGCATCCGTTCGGAGGCGGAGCTGGATACGCTAATCCGATTTTACCGCGCCCGTCGCGGTGCGGCCCGCGGCTTTCGTTTCCGTGATCCCTTCGATAACAGCTCGGCGCAAGCCGGGGCGGTGCCCAGCGCGTCTGACCAGACAATAGGCACCGGCGACGGGCTGCAGACCATATTTTCGCTGACGAAGGAATATGGCGCGCCCGATGATGCGCAGCAACGGCGCATCACCCGCCCCCAAAGCAGCAGCGTGCTGGTGGCAATCGATGGAAACTCAACCTCCGGCTGGTCGCTGGGCGATCTGGGAACGATAATATTCGATGCTGCTCCTGCCCAAGGCGCAAAAATTACAGCGGGCTA